CGGAGCCCAAGGTCCGGCAGGATTAAAGGGAGACACCGGATCAGTCGGAGCCCAAGGTCCGGCAGGTGCTAAGGGAGACACCGGATCAGTCGGAGCCCAAGGTCCGGCAGGTCCTAAGGGAGACACCGGATCAGCCGGAGCCCAAGGTCCGGCAGGTCCTAAGGGAGACACCGGATCAGCCGGAGCCCAAGGACCAGCCGGAGCCCAAGGTCCGGCAGGATTAAAGGGAGACACCGGACCAGCCGGAGCCCAAGGTCCGGCAGGTTCTGTCACGAACATTCTGCCCCCCGTGAGTTCTGTTACAACTCTTCACACAGATACAGCTTTTAACCAAGCGCCGACAAATATTGCCTTATATTCAAATCGCCTTGAATTATTGCCAAGCGGTTATTACTACGCAGGAGATCTCGCGGTATTAAATAACGCTTTTCCTGTCGGCACTGTCGTAACAATTTCAGGAATAACTTTTGGCGCCGCTCCAGTAAGTTATCAATTCACTGTCACTGGTCCGGCTGTCTTGATAAATGGTTCGGACATCAGTTTTCCTTGCGCAGTTGCTACCGGAATCATGGGTTCTGTTGTATTTATTGGCGATGCTACGTTGGTTGGTGGAGTGTCAACCGCAGGGAAGTATCTTTCAAATAACGGCACCTCAGCATCTTGGGCACCGATCGACAATCTAGCCAACGCAACACTGGCCAATCCGAATCTTGAGTACGGTCAAAATGCGCTCATCATCTTGTCTGAAGGTTACGGCGCAAACGGAATTTCAAATGACGGCGGACAAACCTGGACAAGACCTTTGCCTGAAGGAGTCAGCGGATCAGCTCAATGGAGGGGGTTCGCTTTTGGAGCTGGAAAGTTCGTTGGAGCTAATGGAAGCTATATGGGCGGGGCACTGCTCTATTCAACCGATGGAGTGAGCTGGAGTGAAAGCCCGAGCACTTACGGCAATTGGCGGAGTGTAATTTTTGGAAACGGTACTTTCTTTGCTCATGCTTATTATTCAACAGATGCAAAGATTTCAAGTGATGGAGTTAACTGGACAAGTGTCACAATTCCAAATGGTAATTGGGCAGCTGCTTCCTTTGGAAATGGTCTTCTTGTGCTTGTTGGGCAGGATTCTTATTCTGGCGGCATAGCTACTTCGTCCAATGGTGGAATCTCATGGACACTATCTACTTTGCCGTCCTGGATTAACTACGCCGCAGATCTACTCTTCGGAAATGGCGTCTTCGTAATTATCGGTGGGAACTATGATGACTATTTAACGGCCAGTTCAACAGATGGTCAAAATTGGACACAGAGTCAGACAATTCCTCCCCTTGTGCAATTCGGGGAAATCGCAAGCGCTACTTTTGGACTCGGAAAATTTCGGGCTTTTGTTTCAATGACCGGAGGGGTCATATCGTCTTCCGATGGAATTACTTGGACAGAAGATCGCTTTGCGTACCCATATCAATACGATGGACCGTACAAGGCTTTCACTTTTACTGGATCAGGTTTTTTTGCTTATCATCCTTATCAGCAAAAATTTATTCGCTCAGTTGATGGAGTAAATTGGACAACTGATCCGACCCTTTACAATTTTTATAGCTACCAGTTCAAAACGGCAGTTGGTCAGATTAAGGCTTCAGGCAAGCTTTCGATTGCAGGAAATAGCGGCGCCAAAGGTGAAGTCCTGAAATCAACAGGCACAGGAGTCAAGTGGGGCAAAGTATTCCCAAGCGCACCTTATGAATCAGGCTTGGTTCTTACTTCACCAGGTAGTCAGGTATCAAGCCAAGAGCCTTATTGGGCAACTGTTGAAAAGCCTTCCGTAGAGCTTTTGAGCATCGATGCGCATACCTTAAGAACCAACGGCAACGTGACCTCTATTGGCTTCTGGAATCTCACACAATATAAGGCCGTCAAAATTATTTTTGAAGGAATAAAGGGCAACGCCAGCCATGGCGCAAATATTCGCTTTCCGAATTCTTACGGCTTTGGTCCTTTCGGCAGGCGCCATACACTTGAACACACTAACTACACCCAACAGGCATGGTCTTTCTTTGATTATTCAGTGGATGGCATCGATCTTGTCGGCGTGAACGGGCCACTTTCTGGCACAGAGTTGCCATGGTCAGCAACAGTCATGATTCATGGTCTTTCGAGTCAAAGTCCTCTGATCTCTGCCGAGTCCTTCTTTTTTGACGCCTATCAGCAACCAAGAGTCTACGACTTCAAGCTGTATATGGACAAACGCCAATGGTATATGGGCATCGATCGACTACAAATTGAACTTACTGGCGCTGCGAACTATTACGAATCCGGCACGATAAAAATTTACGGAATTAACTAAATCAATTCAAATGAAATGAGGGATGCAATGTCGATCACATACGAAATCGATTCAGATAACACAGTAAAGGTGATGAGCTCAGATTTTGAGTTTCCGATCTTGGTCCAACCAACGTGGCCCAACGGTGAAGCTTGGTCGGATTCAGCTGAGGCAGCTGCATGGGCTGAGCTTTACGTCGTTGAGATTACTAACGAGGATTCACTACTTGCACCATTCGGAAGAGGTCTACCTGGTCGTCCACGATTGACAATCGAACAAATGCAAGCGGCGGACAAGCTACGCGAAGACGTAGACAAGGCCAAAACTCCAGAAGAACGAGAAGCAGCCATTCAAGCTTTACGCGCTGCAACCCCTCAGATCAATCCCTAATCTTCGGCAAGAGCCGACGCTAAGCAGCGACAAAGGAGACACATCATGGCAGGCAGAGGCCCCGCACCGAAACCAGCTGACCAACGCAGACACCGCATCCCAGATCCAATCGCAACAACTGATCTCGTCGATGATGGTGCAAAGCTAGGTCCAGAACTTCAAGATCTAACTGGTCGAACAAATTTTCCGCCAATGGTTTTGAAATGGTACGACACTTGGAGAACTTCACCCCAGGCAAAGTCATTCATCGCAACTGACTGGCAACGCTTGGGAATGGTTGCATTCATTTTCGAGCTTTACCTGGCAGAGCCAAAGGCAACACTTCTTTCAGAGATCCGTCTCAATGAAGAACGCCTCGGAGCGACGATCGTCGATCGTCAGCGAGCTCGCATGAATGTCGAACGAACTGAAACTAAGAGCGCGCAAGTCTTATCTCTTGCACCTGGATCTTCAGCTCGCGACCGAATCGCAAAGCGAGAAGCTGCGAAGTGATCGTTGACCGTCACGGTGCGGTCATCACTCGTCCTGAAGGTCTTCCTGAATATTCCCTCGGATACGAGATCATCGACTGGGTAGAAAATTTTCTACTTCAGCCAGATGGACCCAATGCCGGTGAACCTTTCAGCTTTACCAGGGAGCAAGAAGACTTCCTTCTTTGGTGGTACGCCATCGATGAAGCTGGGCGCTTTGCTTTTCGCAGAGCTGTTCTTCGCAGATCCAAGGGATGGGGCAAGTCGCCATTTTTGGGCGCGATCTGTCTTGTCGAGCTAGTCGGTCCCTGCCGCTTTGATGGCTGGACTGGCAAAGGCAAGCAGAAGTCACCAGTTGCAATTCCGCACTCGATGCCCTGGATCAATCTCGCCGGTGTCTCTGAAGTCCAGACAACAAACACCATGAGCGTCGTTCTCTCGATGCTCGATGGATCAGCTCTCGTCGATGAGTACGGTCTCGACGTTGGCATGACTCGAATTTATACACCAGGAGGCGGTCGCCTTGTCCCAATCACAGCATCAGCTCCCAGCGCTGAAGGTGCTCGCCCATCTTTCGCAGTCATGGACGAAACACATCACTGGTCCGAGTCCAATGGTGGCGCAAAGCTGGCTCGCGTTATTCGACGCAACCTTGCAAAGTCAAGAGACGGCGCAGCTCGCGCAATCGAAACAACCAACGCTCACGCACCAGGCGAGGAATCGGTAGCCGAAAAGTCTTTTCAAGATTTCCTCTCTATTCAAGAGGGACGCAGTAAATCAACAGGTCTTCTCTACGATTCCAGAGAAGCTCCAGCTGAGATCGATCTTGCAGATCGCACAGCTTTGATCAAGGGATTGAAAGCAAGCTACGGCGATGCTTCCTGGGTTGATCTTGAGCGAATTGCAGATGAGGTCTACGACCCTGGCACTCCCCCAGAAGAATCACGACGCTTCTATCTCAATCAGATCGTCGCCGCAGCTGATGCCTGGATTTCACCGGCTGAATGGGATGCCAACCATCGCGAAGATCTCGAACCTTTGGCAGAGGGTGACGCAATCACACTCGGCTTCGATGGATCTTTGACAGATGACTCGACTGCACTCGTTGCATGTCGACTTTCAGATGGTGCTCCATTCCTTCTCGGACTTTGGGAAAAGCCAACAGGTCCGCAAGGTCAAGGATGGCACGTACCAAAAGACCAAGTCAGAGATCTAGTCGGTCACACCTTTGCCAACTATGACGTCATCGGATTCTTCTCTGACGTTGCTTACTGGGAAACAGACGTCGACTATTGGCGTGAACAGTACGGCGAACAGTTACTGATCAAGGCAACAATCAAACATTCAATCGCCTGGGATATGCGCGGCCATGCAGCCGACACAGTCAGAGCAGTTGAAGCACTCAATCGAGCCATCGTTGATGGAGAGTCTCCACATGATGGCGACCTAAAGCTAGGTCGACACGTAAAGAATGCACGTCGACGTCCCAATCGATGGGGCGTCTCCTTCGGAAAAGAATCGCGGGAATCCCCGCACAAAGTCGACGCACTCGCTGCGTTCGTACTGGCAAGAATGGCACGCCAAAGAGCCCTCGCAGAAAACGTCATCGGCAAGCGCCGAGTCGCAACTGGTCGTCTCGTTGGCTTCTAACTATTAGAGAGGAGCTCGAAGTGGCAATGACCACCGCAGCTGTTGAGAGTCTCGCAGCTGAAATGATCGAGCATCAAAAGCATCTCAAGTCTCGCGATGGCCGTATTGGAAAGATCGAGCGCTACCTGGCTGGAGATCACGATTTCCCTTACATGCCAAAGACAGCGAAGAGCGAATACAAGCACCTCGCGCAGAGATCGATCACCAACTGGCTTCCACTGATTGCCGACACTTTTGCAAAGGGTCTCTTCGTCGATGGATACCGACCAGCAAAGGCCTACGACAATGCTGCGCCTTGGACTTACTGGCAAGCCAACGGTCTTGATGCACGTCAGACGATCACACATCGCGGAGCTTTGGAATATGGCGCAAGCTATGTCCTTGTCCTTCCTGGAGATCGCTCACCGCTGATCCGTCCTCTCTCACCAACTCGAACTCATGCTCTCTATGCCGATCAAGATGATGAGTGGCCTGTCTATGCACTCGTCGAATCTGGCAATGATGGAGCTGGAAAACTTTGGCGCCTTTATGACAATGAAGCCGCCTACACACTTCGCATCGGAAAAGATTCCGATAAGCCTCAGCTTTTGCTTACCGAATCGCACAACCTCGGAGTCACTCCGCTTGTCCGATTCCGCAGCTCTCTATCGGATAACTCCAAGGGAATCATCTTCCCATTGATGACAATTCAAGATCGCGTCAACGAAAGCGTCTTCTCATTGATGATCGCTCTCCAATACGCTTCTTTCCGTCAACGTTGGGCGACTGGTCTTGCAATTCCTGTCGCAGAAGATGGCAAGCCGATTGAACCTTTCAAGTCAGCTGTCGATCGTCTTTGGGTAACAGATTCACCAGATGCAAAGTTCGGCGACTTTGATCAGACAGAAGTCTCAGGACACTTGGAAACTTACGCCTCAACAGTTCGCTCGATGGCAGCTGTTGCACAGACTCCCCCTCACGTTCTTCTCGGTGACTTGGTCAATCTTTCAGCTGATGCACTTGCAGCGGCAGAGGCTTCAACTCAGCGCAAGATTGGTGAGTACGAAACAATCTTTGGCGAGAGCTGGGAGCAGGTTCTTCGCCTAGCTGCCGCAGCTGATGGAGACGTTGCATCTGCTCAAGATGAATCTTCTGAAGTTCGCTGGCGTGATACTGAAGCTCGATCACTAGCTCAGACAGTCGATGCACTCGGCAAGATGGTCCAGATGCTCGGAGTCCCAGCTGAAGCAGCTTGGGAAAGAATTCCAGGAGTGACAGATCAAGACGTCGAACGTTGGAAGACACTTCGCACGCAAGGAGACGTCTTTGGCGCTCTCTTGGGCGACATACAGCGACAGAACACGCCGCAGGCAATCACGACTCCTCAGGCGTAGCCCGTGGGATTCGTTGAACAGGCACGACTTGCAGAGTCTCATCGCTTAGCTCAGGCAAAGCTTCAAGCTCTCGCAGTCCAGGACATGGCAAAGGCTTTTCCACTGCTTGACGTCAACAATATTGACAGAAGCTTTGGACCATTCTTTGAGTCAGCTTATTCATCGATCACCGCAAGACGAACAATGAGCTCAGCTCTCGGAGCTGCCTTCTACGATGGAATCCGTAAAGATTACAATCTTGACAATCTATTCACTCCCATCCTGGAGTCCGTCCCACCAGCTGACAAAGTCTTCACCTCGCTTCTTGTCACCGGACCGATTGCCATGAAGAAGAATCTTGCAGCTGGCGTCGATCCTTTGATAGCAAAGCAGTCGGCTCTCAAAACGGTTTCAAAAGCTGCTCAGCGTCACACGATTGATGGTGGCCGAGAGACTGTCAGGAAGTCAGTTGCTCGAGATCGATATGCGATCGGATGGGCTCGTCTCACCGATGGCAAGCCTTGCGCGTTCTGTGCGCTCCTAGCTTCTCGAGGACCTGCCTACAAATCTGAAGGCACCTCAAAATTCAGATCTCATGATGGATGCGGATGCACAGCTGTCCCCGTCTTTGATGCGAATGCCCCCTGGCCTGGCCGAGCTCAAGAATTTCGAAAAGCTTATGACGAAAATATTTCAGGCAAGTTCGTCGGTGGAGATGGAAACAACCCAGCTGTCAAAGCCTGGAGAAACTACTACGACATCAAAGTTGAACCGACTCCGATCAATTCGGCGCGAGCTGTTGCAAGCAACCTGGTCGAAAAGGCTCGCAAAGTTGAGCCAGTTCTTACAGATCAGATGGAAACTCTTGCGGCTAAAAACAACGCAGAGCTCAAAGGTCTTGAATATCGACTCAAGGGTGAAGATTCGCTTACACGAAAAATTCTCAAGGACGTCGAAGAAGGCAAGGGCCTTGTCACCGCTGAAGAAATCGGCGGAAAAATTTTCGACGTCAATCGCTACACAATGCAGCTGGCAGATGACGAATATGTCTCAGGAGCTCAGGCCATCATCGATGAGCTTGAAGAGACCGGACATTCTCTCAAAGTCAAAAACTATTGGACTGTCGACGATAACCCTTACCAGGGAATCAATATCCAGGTCACTGCACCAGATGGCACTCAATTTGAGCTCCAACTTCATACGGGCAAGTCTCTTGAAGTAAAAGAAGGCGAACTGCACTCAATCTATGAGCTGGCTCGCAAAGAAAAGAATCCGCTCAAGCTTGCTGAATATGATCGCCAAAGCTTTGCAGCTGCGAAAAAAATCCCCGTGCCTAAAGGTATCGAAACGGTTGGCTCAAGAAGTGCGGCAGCTGCGCCGAAGCCAGTTGCTCCCTGGAGACAAAAATTTGATGATGCAAAGAAGAGACTTCCGGCGGATCGATCCAGGATCGGTCGCAGAGGTGGAAGAGATCTGACAGCTGTTGAGCTCAAAGAACTTGATGACGCGAAGAAGGCCCAGGACTTCGTTGAGCGTTGGGAAAAAGACCTAAAAAATGCCACCTCGAAAAATGATGAAGTTCTAAAGCAGGCACTTTTCAAAGAATTCGAGAAAACAACGGGAATCGCGCCAACTGTCAATCAATACGGCACAGTCCCTGAAGCTCGTGAAATCTGGGGAAATTCTTTCAGGACCCAGAAAAAATTTGATCTTCTAAAGCGCGGCGAAATAGATGCCGGCGAATACATTCGTGCCGGACGAGGCAAGTTGAAACAAAGAGTTGGCGCAGAAGCAAGCGCTCATCTTGAAGATATTCTTGAGGCCGGAAAATCCCTGAGAGTTGAGCTCGATCTGAGAATTGCTGCAAGAATCCAGGCTGAATCTCTTGGTCGAAATATTGACGAGATCAATGATGCAATCAAAGCTCAAAAGAAGCTTGAGAAGTCTCTTGAAGAATTGACTGAAAAGAGAAACGTCGAACGTCTCAGAATTCGAAAGAATTTCGAAACAGAGTCAAGAGTCAGAAGTTTCAGCGACGAAGATTCCCGCCTAAGTTGGATCGATATTCAGACCAATCTTTACAGTCGGATCGACCCCGCAGTGGCTAAATTAGATAAAGAAATTTACTTGGTAACAAAAGATCTCAAGACAACCGTCAAGCAGGTCAAAGACATCTCCGGTGAAATAGTGCCGGGAACAAAACTCTTCGGCACAATTCAACGCGAAGAGACCCTGAAGCTTTTGGCTGAAGTTCGCTCAATGGACGGAAGAGTCACTTCTTACGTTGGAGCTCGTGGCGGAGCTGTGTCGGCTGAATTAGCCGATGCGATGAAATTCGCGGACGATTCTTTTCCTCGTGACTGGATTGATACCGTGAACGAGAAATATGATGAAATCTCAATCGGCACTTCAGGTCGCGGCTACAATCGCGGAGGAAATGAGATCAGATTATCGCAACACTTTGAGACCAATGTCGTTGATGACAAGGGTTACTTTGCTGTCGCAGTCCACGAGCTAGGCCACTCAATGGAAAAGACTGTCCCTGGTCTCAGTGAGATGGAATGGGCATTCCACTCCCGCCGAGCTTTGATCACTACTCCAAAGGGTGATCAATTCGAGCCTGAAAAATGGCTTGGAAGCGGTTATCGCCGAACAGAAAAATCGGTCTTTGATGCTTGGACGACCGCGTACACAGGAAAAGTGTACGAGGGAGACCCCGAAGGATCTTGGGAAGTTTTCACAACAGGAATCGAATCTCTTTTGGCCGGATCGAAATACTTTGGTGGCGGTGTAGTAGACTTGGACGACGATTTCCGAGACTTCTTGATTGGGGTATTGAGTGTCCTCTAACTGGACAGCTAAAGCGCAAGACTGGACAGTGTCCTGGTCTAGTGCTTCGCCCTACCTTGAAGGCTCTGGTGCAGTCATTGTCGAAATTCTTCGCGAGCTATTTCAAAGCGATGGCGTTCTTGTCACACCAACTGGACCAGCGATTTCAGCTGAGGTCAGCTCTAGCGAAGCAACTGCGCTGACTCTGGCAAGACTCTACCCATCCGCAACTTTTGAAAATTTTCCTGACATTGAAGCTCTATGGGACCAAAATATTCCCGAGGATGCTGTCTTCTAATTCTTAAAGGCTAAGACAAACTCTGATCGTGCTTCGGTCTCAGTGATTGGGTCAATGTCGTGACGTTCACCGGCAAAATATTCAAGCACTAACCCAGTCGGACTCCAAAGAGATCCGTCAAACAATTCATGACCAGAATCTGAAACACGCAAAAGAGCTTTTGGTTCTGGAAGATCCCAAGTGAAATATTTCGCGCTCATTTTTTGACCACCCTTCTTTTCTCGATTGCATCATATCGATTTTCTGCATATTGCGTCAGTGCAATTCTTACAATGTCAGAGACCGTTCGCTGCTCTAGCTCGGCTCGCTCTTTTGCTGCTTCCCAGAGCTCATCGTCCACTCTGATCGCTCGCTGCTTCGTATTAGCCAAGATGCTTCGTCCCTTCAGTCTGCGCGCTCCACTTGGTATCGAAAAACAAACCGCACTTCGCGCCGCCGATTACTTGCCAAGCCCAACGATTGTGATCATATTTAACCTGGACACCGCTGACGTGGATCCAGTGCTTCTTCCCCTTGCCCTGGCTAACCCATTCGCTGGGAATAACCGATGACAACATTCTCTCATAAACATTGACTTTATTCACTGCACTTCCTTTCGTTGATTCTGACTTCATGCACTTACTCCATAAGCTTCTCTCCAGTTGAATCCAGCTGCATCGTCAAGAGCTTGAGCAGCTTTGATCCTGTCCGCGTGAATCTCGGAAGCTTTATGACCAGAAGGTCTCATGCAAGATCTTCCAGGAGTCGCCTGACAGCTAGGACAGACAACAGCTTTGAAGCAGGTGTCCCCTCTACTTGTACCCTCGCAGAACTCACATTCTTTGATCTCGATCATGCTGCCACCTTCATCTCCACTGCAATTCCAGCCTTTTCATAAGCTTTGATCAAAGCTTTGATTCTTGTCGCACTCAATTCAGCTCTTGCGAACTCTTCCTGAGATTCTATTGAAACGATGCTGACTAAAGTTTTCATGCTGATAACCTCTCTCCGAACTCTTCGTTGGATCTAAAGCAAGAAGCTTGATATGCGACCTCACCGATATTTTCGCAATACACGCCCTCGACGGATCCTTTGATGAACATCTTTCCCCCACGCTTGAACATTCTTCGGACTGTATAAGTATCGTCCCAAGCTAAATCGATCATGACTGAATAGCCGTTACTCACTGGCAAAGTGATTCCTGTTTTACGAACCTCAACTCGACCACCAGAGATCGCGAAAATATTCATTTTTCCGATCTGAGAGATCAATTCTTGAGAGCTACATTCACGCATAAATTCAAAATGCTTTCCTTCTAAGATTTCCATTTCTTTCCCTTCGTTGGTTTCCCTTACATAAGCAAAGCTACTCTTCTGTCACGACATTGTCAACACACCACGAGACCAAAAAAATGCACTCCTTGGGTGTACGGTTTCCTCAGGGATAAGTCGGAAGATTTTCATTTCGCCCCCAACCCGGACAAGCCAGTGCCCACGAGGCGCTTTTCGCCATGTCCAAAAGCTTTCCTGAAGCGAGGTGCTTTGGGTCTATCCCAGGAGGATGAAAATGGCCAATGAGCCTGAAGATAAGACAGCGGCACCAGCCGACGTCGACAACAACGCCGCACCAACCCCACAAGCTGAGGACAAGGGTCCAGGCTGGGAGGGTGAATTCGATGAGGAGCGAGCAAAGCGCCTAGTCACAAATCTCCGCGAGGAGACAAAGAAGACAAAGGACGAGCTCGCAGAACTTCGCAAGAAGCTCAACGAAAAAGAGGATGCGGAGAAAAGTGAGTATCAAAGACTCCAGGAGCGCGCAGAGCGTGCCGAATCGGAACTCAATGAGACTCGATCTGCTCTTCTCGTCGCTGAAATTTCCAAGGAGTACGGCGTCCCTGCCAATCTCTTAACCGGAAAAGATCGCGAAGAGATCGAAGCGAAAGCAAAGGCCCTATCTGAATGGGCCGGAGCCGCAAAACGCCCAGCGGATGACGTACCTGGAAAGCCGCGACCAAAGCTTGTCTCTGGCTCCGGTGCACCCGACACAGATGGCGAAGCCTTCGATGCGATGGCTACCGCCAAAAAGATTCGCGAACGCTACTAAACCAATACACACGGTCCTCCTGAAAGGAAACCAAGCCTCATGGCAAACACATTCAACACAGACAAAAACGTTGCTGGCAAAATGGCTGCAACAGCTCTCGGACTACTACTTCCGGACATGGTGCTTGCACGCACAGTCAACCGCGACTTCGAAGCTGACTTCGCTGGTGGAGTTGGAAACGTTGTCAACGTAAAGCGTCCTCTTGCTCTCACAGCTAACGAGCGCGCCTACGGTGCAACATCAGCAATCACAATCAGCACAATCACTGAGCCAGCTGTTCAACCTGTAACAATTTCAAAGCAGGTTTATAGCGCTGTTTCAGTAACAGACGAAGATCTAAACATGGAGCTTGAAGACTTCGGTCGTCAGGTACTTCTCCCACAGACAACAGCTGTGGCCTACGCAGTTGAGAAGGCAATCGCTGACGAAATTGCAGCGCTTCCAGGCTCAGGCATCTCATGGGGCAGCGACTACATCGCAGCATTCGCAGAAGCACGCAAGAAGCTTCGTGAAATGGGAGTCCCAACAACAAACCTCGTCGCAGCTATCGGCACAGACGTCGCAGCTGCACTATTGAAGTCAGACCTTCTTCGCAAGGTTGATTCTTCAGGTACAGGCGACGCTCTACGCGAAGCAACAATCGGACGCCTAATGGGCTTCGACGTAATTGAAAGCAACATGCTTCCAGCTGGCGCAGGTTACTTCTACCATCGCGACGCGTTCACTCTTGCAGTGCGTGCTCCTCGCGTACCAGAAGGCGTCACATTCGGTCAGTCAGTTGCAGCCAATGGCTTTGCAATTCGCTACGTCCGCGACTATGACCCAACTGTCCTAGCTGATCGCTCAATCTTGAGCACATTCATCGGCACAGAGACAATGTCATTGACAAAGCAGAAGGACGGCACAGCTGTTGTCCCTGCAATCAAGGTATCTGCCAACGGTTCATAAATAACCGAAACCAATCTCGGCTCTGACTAGATAGGACATCACATGAGCGCACTTGCAACAATCGCAGCGATCGAAACTCGGCTAGGACTTGAAATCGGGTCCTTGCAAGGTGCCGATCTTGCGCGTGCGAATGCTGCTCTTGATGATGCTTCTGCTCTAGTCAGAGCCGAGGCTGGCAAGCCTTGGATCACTGAAGAGGGAATTGTCATCGCTCCCCCTGAAGTCATCACAATCGTCATCAAAGCATCAATTCGCGAATTCAAAAATCCTGACGGATTCTCAACCGAACAGCTCGGCGATTACAGCTACCGAACCGAAAACACCGGCGGCGTATATCTCACAGATGAAGAGCGTCGCATCATTCGCAATGCTTCTGGATCTGGAGCTCACGGCGTCTGGTCTCCAAGAACTCCAAGCGCTTACGGCGACAAGGTTGTTCTTGCTCATGATTACTATATGGGTGATCTCGAGTCATGATCTTCACCAACCTTCCAGATGAAGTGTTGATCATCCACCCAGCAAAAATCTTGGACGAATATGGCAATCCATCACTGTCTTTCAATGATGACAGTGAGATTGATTCAACTCGCGGATGGCTTCAACGTGAGCAAGGGATCGGTGGCGAATCCACCAGCGTAGAGCGCAACAGCTCCGCATCACTTTTCAGATTATTCCTTCCAGCTGGCACAGAAATTTCAGCTCGTGATCAAATCCAGATTGAAAGCAACACCTACACCGTCGATGGTGAGCCCGTCGTATCTCGTGGACTTCGCGGCACAGCTCACATCAAAGCTCGTCTTCGCAGACTCGAGGGCTGAATGGGACGCATCGTCAAGATTCGTCGAGCTGGAGTTGTCGAGGTTCTCAAGTCAATGCCGGTTCGCAAAGAGATCAGTGGCGTTGCAGAAGGAATCGGAAACGCAGTTCGTGGCGATGAACCAATTCTTCGCCATGGAGCTGACATCAAAGTTGAAAATTACACAACAGACCGCGCCGCTTCGGCAGTCCTGATCATGCACCCAGTCGGAATGGGCATCCAGGCAAAATACGGCACTCTCACCCGAGCTGCATCAAGTGCGGGTCTTCAGGTTAGGAATAAAAAATGAAGCCGCTGATTGTTTTTCCTGACGCGATGCTTGCAGTTGTTGAAACTTTGCGCGATCGCTTAGAGATGATCGAAGAAGGTGCCGGAGTAACGGTCGGCACAAAGGTCGCCTTCGATCGCTCACTCGATAAATCAAATCTTCCTTATGTCCTCGTCCGACTTGATGGCTCATCACTGAGTCGCCAGGTTGATGAAGAGGCAACTGTAAGAGTGTCGGTCTGGCACAAGACAGAAGCAAAAGGGCTTGCACTTGCGCAAGCCTGTCGAGCGTTGCTGCTCTCTTATGAGGGCGGCGCAAAAATCCGCGTGATTACCCCACTGACGGGAGCTATTCCCACCAGTGATCCAGAGAGCGGCGATCCACTCTCTAGCTTCACGGTCGCAGTTCGCTTGCGACCATCCACCATCTAAGTTAGGAGAACAACATGGCAGGAGATGCCACAAACGCCGCACTTTGGCAAAACGCGGACGTCTACATTGCAGCCGCGAACGCAGCTGGTCCCTCAAACGTATCCTCAGCATGGGGAATCGCTTGGTCAGCTGTTGGACTACTCGACGGAGAGGCCGGCTTTGCTGAGTCTCGCGAAGAAGAGTCGAACGAGATTTATGCATGGGGCGGCCTTCTTGTAAAGAAGACAAAGTCCAAGCACAAGCGCACCATCAAATTCGTAGCTCTTGAGAACAACGCGACCGTCTTTGGTCTCGTCAACCCAGGATCAACTCGCACAACTGCTTCAGGTTTAACAACCGCCAGCATCAAGACTCCAAAGCTCACAGAGTTCGCAATCGGATTCGAGTCACGCGATGGAGTAACAACAAAGCGCCGCACAATCAAGCGCGCAGTTGTTGAAGAAATTGGCGAGACAGTGGAATCAGAATCAGGTCTCACAGTTTATGAAATCACTGTGACTATCTATCCAGAGACAGACGGCACGCTATACACCGAAATCTCTGGCTCGACTTCAGCTTCTTCATAAGAAGGAACTGAATAGGGGCGGCAGGGTCGTTGCGCGGAGCGACCCTGCCACTCTCTTATCCGCAGACACCGCGCACCGCGAAAGGGAAAAACATGACCGCAGTTGAAAACGCAGCAAAAGCAGAAGCTCTCAAGAAGGCACATCACTTCACCTTTGATGGTGAAAAGTATTCGGTCGCTCCAACAGTTGACTGGGACGTCGAAGTCCTAGAAGCAGTGGAAGACGAAAAGATTGTCGCCGTAGTTCGAGCAATCCTCGGCGAAAAGCAATGGACACAATTCAAGGCAAAGAAGCGCAAAGTCGAAGATCTCACTCGCCTCTTTGAAGCTATCTCGAAGGCAGCTGGTCTCCAGGGAAACTCCTAGAGCTCGTCAGATTTCTTCGCGAGCACGAGGAAGCTGTCGAGGCTGATCTTCAGCGCTACTACAACATCGATCTCGCAAAGTTGTATCTGGGCGAGCTCTCACTTCGACGCTACTCGGTTCTCATTCATAACCTTCCACCAGGCTCTTCGGTCTGGGCAATCTCAAACGATATTCCCCTGGGCTGGACGATGAGCGACTTCTTGCTTGCTGATTTATTCCACGCCTTTTCTGGTGAAGCACATCCAGCTCGTCCAACGGGCAAGGAAAAATCTGCTCAGGCCAGAGTCAAGCAAGTTGCATCAAAACTTCTTCAACAGCAACAACGGCTTCAAGCCGATTCCACATCAACTTCATAAGGAGGACTCATGGCTACTTCCGTCGGATATGCGACGCTCCAAGTAATTCCATCAGCCAGAGGCTTCGGAGCTGCACTGGAATCTCAAGTCGCCCCTGGTGTTGCAGGAGCTGGGGCGTCAGCTGGAAAGTCTTTCGGCGGTAGCTTTGCAAAAATTGCCGGACCTCTAGCTGCCGCAGCTTCTGCCGCTGCAATCGGAGGCTTCGCAAAATCTGCAATCACCGCAGCTTCTGGTCTCAATGAAACCATTTCAAAGACCGGACAAATCTTTGGCACGTCGGCAGCTGGGATTCTTGAATGGTCCAAGACTTCAGCAACAGCTCTAGGCCAATCTCGCCAGCAAGCTCTTGACGCAGCTTCAACCTTTGCAATCGTTGGAAAAGGAGCCGGGCTTTCAGGCGATGACTTGACTGGATTCTCCACAAAGCTCGTCGGCCTATCAGCTGACTTCTCCTCATTTTTTGACGCCTCTCCTGATGAAGCAATCACCGCAATCGGTGCAGCTCTTCGAGGCGAATCCGAGCCAATCCGCCGATTCGGCGTTCTGCTCAATGACTCGGTCTTAAAGCAAGAAGCTCTGAAAATGGGTCTGATCAAAACTACTTCCGAAGCTTTGACTCCTCAAGCTAAGGCGCTGGCTTCTTACCAAGTCATCATGAATCAGACAAAAGATGCCCAAGGTGATTTTCAACGTACAGCCGACGGCGTTGCCAACAGCTCTCGAACAGTCAGCGCACGCTTCACAGATCTCAAAGCTGTCATCGGTGCTTCGCTTCTTCCCGTTGTTAAGCAGCTCCTCAACTTTGCTGGTCTATTGATTCAAGGTTTCCTTGCAATTCCTGGACCTGTCAAGATATTCATCGCAACATTCGCCGGACTAATCACGACTTTCATTCTGGTCAAAAAGGCAATCCTGGCGACAAAGGCAGCAATGCTCCTTCTCAATACAGCCATGAAAGCCAACGTCGTCCTTTTGATTGTCAGTGCAGTCATCGCTCTTGGTGTCGCGATGGTTGCGGCATATAAGAAGAGCGAAACATTCCGAAAGATTGTCAATGACGTCTTCAGAGCTGTTGCAAAAATTGTGGGGACTGTCATCGGATATGTCATCGGATACATCTCTTCCATGGTTAAGGCCTGGACATTGGGGATGAAGGCAGTTCTTACCTTGCTTTCAAAGCTCCCGAAAGTTGGCGGATTCGCAAAGAAGGCACTTGCTGGAATTGACTCTCTTACTGGTGGACTCGACGATCTTGCAAAGAATGCGAAGGGCATGGTCACAGGTCTAACCGCCGGACTAAAAGATGAAATTCCAAAAGCTGCAACTGACGGAGGCAAGGCCGCAGCTGATGCGCTCAAGCTTGCTGGCGGAGAATTCAATCTTGCAGGTGCAGATCTTGGAGCCGCTGGCGCAGCTGGCGCAGCTTCTGGGGTAGCAAAGACAAAAGCTCAACTCACAAAAGATCTGACAAAGGGAATCGGATCAGCTTTCATCAAGGCTGTTCAAGGTACAGCTGAGCAGGTCAAAACAGCTTTCGAAAAGCTTGCAGAAGACATCAAGGCAACTGGCTCAAAGAAGCTGATCAGCGCTGTCGCTGATACACAAAAGAAAATTCTTGCACTTGTAGGAAAGCGCGACGTTCTGCGCGACGTCTACTCTGAAGCAAAGTCCTCACTTGCCGACTTGAAGAAGGAAGCGGCTGACTACGTCAAGACCGTTGCAGAGTCCGTCGTTGCAACTGGCAACATCTCAGAATCAAAATCATTCGCTTCAATAGTTCGAAACCTTACTGAATCGGTCAGCGTTGCAAAACAATTCGCATCGGTAATCGCTTCCCTGAAAACTTCTGGCTTAAACAACACCGCGCTGGGACAGCTTGTATCCGCTGGACCAGAAGCGAGCTTGAAAGCCGCTCAAGCTCTACTCGCATCAGGCTCAGTCGGAATTCAGACCATCAACTCTCTCCAGGCAGAACTTGCAGCTCAGGGAGAGGCAATCGGATCGACAATTTCAGGATCGATTTACGATGCAGCCATTGCCGATGGCGAAAAAGTTGTCAAGAAAATCGGCGACGAATTGACTTCAATCGAAAATCAGATTGTCAGCGTTGCAGCTGCCTTCGCGAAAGAGCTTGCAAAGATTGGCAAGATTCCAGCTCCTGCCTGGCTAAAAGATCTCACCGCTGCCACAAATTACACGGTCAAAAATCCTGTCGCACCAAAGTCGCCAGTGACAACAACTGCGACAAATGATGCGGCCAACGCGGCACGACTTGGATCAACGGTGACAGTCAACAACTACAACCCAGTCTCAGAGCCTTCGAGCGTTACTACTTCAAAAACATTGGCAAAGCTCGCAATTCTAGGGATTGGATAAACGATGACGGCACTGACTCCTCGCACAGTAATCATCGACGGAATTCGTCTGGATTCTTTTGCCTACGCAATTACTTCACGAACCGGATGGGAATCAACTCCAGGGCTGACCGGAGGAAATATTCGAGTCCCTGGTCGAGATGGTGAAATCTGGCAAGCCAAAGACTATGGCACAGGACAGATCGTTCTTGATCTCTTCGTGCAGGGAACTGACGCCGATGGTGATATCCCGGCCGGATCAACAGCTGAAAAAACATTCCGAGCCAACGTCGATGCACTGCTTGCAACATTCAGCAAGAGATCCGGACTTCTTACAGTCGACAAGGAAATTGAAGACGGCACAATTCGTCGCAATTTTGCAGAAATTGGCACAGTCATTCAGCCGAACTACCTAGATGGTGACACAGTTGCGACCTTTACGGTTGAGCTTATTTTGCCAGACCCCCTTTGGAAATCCACAACAATCACAACTTCAACAGGTACAGGATCGCTTGCAGCCTTTGCAGGAATCACAGCTCCGATCTCAGATGCACTCATCACAGTTGCAGGACCTGCAACAAATCCCAAAATCACTGACACGGTATCCGGATCATGGATTCAATACACCGGATCCGTACCTGGAGGATCATCCTGGGTCATCGATTGTGCGACTTTCAGCTCAAAGATTGGCGCTTCAAGTGTTATCGCTTCGACAACGTTCAATCCAGGACCGCGATTCTTTTCACTGACTCCGAACTCATCTCTTGTCCCTAGCATCACCCTTTCCTCAGGATCATCGATCTCGATTGCAGCTGCTCGGAGGTTTATTGCATGATCTCGCTTCGTCTTTATGATCGAGATGGGACCACAGCTCTTGGACTTCTTGCTGAGCCGGTTGGCTTTCAGATCTCAGTTGAGTTTTCAGATCTTGGGGCGCTGCAATTCGAATATCCAATCAATGGCGTCAATGCATCCCAGATCGAAATCATGCGCGAGATTGCTATTACCAACGAAAATGGCACCGAATTTTCGAATGCTCGCTACGTCATCAGCAACATCAATCGCGATCGACTTGCTTCCACGGGAACAATTACAGTCAGCGCCAGGTCGCTCTTGTGGCGCTTTGAAACAGCTCTGGCATATCCAGACGGCGGAGTTCTATCTGGTGAAGTAAAGCGCACCTTTCAAACTGCCACAGCTGGCACGATCATCAAAACTTTGATCGATGATGCAAAAAATCGCGGAGCTTTGACCGGCATCGGATACAGCTTCTCGAATTCCAGTGATTCAAATTCAATGGGCTGGTCTGATACGACAGACTCTGAATATACGGCTCGATCAACAATCCTTTCAGTGATCAGACAGCTTGCTGAGCTTGGTCTTGTAGAAGTACAGATGAATGGTCGAGTGCTCAAAGCTACGCGTCCAGAAGGAATCGGATCAGATTTAACAATCACCGCCAATCCAATCGTCCTTCGTGATGGCTTCAACTTGACGCAAGCTCCTGAAGAGATCAACGCTGACAAGCTGGCAGCTGTCGCACTTGTCGAAGCTGATGAAGGTCAACTCCTAGAGCGCAGCAATAGCTCAACTCTTGCCACCTATGGCCGTCTCGAGACAAGCTTTACCGCATCGGGAATCGATGATCCTGTTGTCATCAACGATCTTTCAGACAGCTATCTCACCAACGTTGCAACACCAAAGCGTCAGCTGACAGTTGGCTTGACGATGCAATCTGGTGCACCTCAACCTTTGAAAGACTTCACCGTTGGCGACTATGTCTACACGGCGACCAGTGTTGGCTTGGAAAGAGTTCGCGTTCGCCAGGTAACAATCACAATGAGCAACGGCAGCCTTTCAGCAACCGCAACACTTGGCGATCGCATCTTTGAAAACGAGATTCGTCAGACCAGACGCCTAGCTGCGATCACCTCCGGATCGGTCAACATCGGCAATGGATCCGAACCTTCGAGCACTCCCGTAGTCGAGCTCACTCCTGACACAATTCCCCCAGCTCCACCAACAGCTTTGACGGGAACCTCGACCTTCTATCTAGAGGGATCAAATCCACGAGCTCGGGTTCTTCTGACATGGACTGCACCAACTCTCAACGAAGATGGATCTCCGATGATTGATCTTGGGGGTTATGAGGTCAACCTTCGTCGATCAGCAAGTGACGCCTGGGAATTTTCTGGAGTAGTTTCAAATCCGACCGCAACCTTGAGCGGACTTGAACCTTCGAAGAGCTACCAGTTCAAAGTCATAGCTGTTGACGCCTACAACAATCGCTCAACCGATTCAAACATTTTCACTCATACAACTGCGACTCAAACAGTCTTCAGCACAACTCCAAGCACTCCGACAGCTACTTCCCGACTTGGGACAGTTTCGATCACTTGGAATGGCCTGAGCAATCTAGGCGGATCCATGCCGGTCGACTTCTCTTATGTCAACGTCCATGCATCGACCACAAACAATTTTACGCCAACAACTTCGACAATCGTTGGAAGAATGAATGGCGCAGAGACCTTCGTGAAGACGGATCTGACTTACGGCGTCGCTTACTTCTTCAAGCTCGTTGGATATTCCACGAGCGGAATCGCATCGACTGCTTCTGGAGAAGCAACAGCAACAGTCACCCCCCTGGTCAACACTGATCTGATCGGCAAAGTGCTCAGCTCGGCGAATTTTCAAGAGGGATCAGTCGACACCGCAGCTCTTGCAAGTGGAGCGGTGAATGCAGCGAAGCTAGTTGATGGGGCTGTCATTGCTTCGAAAATCCTGGACGGAGCCATTGATTCTTTGAAGCTTGCTGACTCAGCGGTCTCAGCTGCAAAGATTGCGACTGGCGCGGTCGGTTCGAATCAGATTTCAGCTGGTGCAATCGTCGCCGGAAAGATTGCAGCTGGTGCCATCACATCGGAAAAAATTGAAAGTGGAGCAATCACCTCAGCAAAGATCACAGCTGGCGCGATCGGCGCAACTGAAATCGCAGCTGGTGCAATTACTGCCGCAAAGATTTCAGCTGGCGCGATTGGTGCGACTGAAATTGCAGCCAATGCGATAGTTGCCGGAAAGATCGCAGCCGATGCAGTTACCGCAGGCACCATCGCAGCTCTTGCGATCGAAGCCGGAAAGATTGCAGCCAATGCCATCACAGCTGACAAAATCGAAGCTGGTGCGATCACAACTGTAAAGCTTGCAGCAACAGCGATCACCGCTGAGAAAATTGCAGCTGACGCAGTAACGGCAGCAAAGATCAGCTCGACCGCTATTGACGGAAAGACAATTACCGGGGCAACAATCCGCACAAGTGCCAACACGGCTCGGGTGGAAATGACTAGCTCAGGGCTTTTCGTCTATAACTCTTCAGGCACCGCCGTTGTTTCACTCAACGCATCAGGCACCGCCTCTTTCACCGGCACAGTCAACGCGACATCTGGCACGTTCTCGGGAACGGTGAACGCTGGATCCGGCTATCTTGGAAGCGCATCCACTGGCTGGAATTTTTCCTCTTCGGGATACCTATACAACAACGGAAGCACGACAATTCTTTATCCAACCGGAAATTCATACGCGCTGATCACTGATAAAGGAGTCAGCGCCGCCGATGGGTATCAGGCAAAACTTGGATGCGTCTTTGACGTAGGCGGATCGACAACATCGAACTCATATTGGAAATCCAATGCTCGAATCATTCCTGGCACAGATAACTCTTTCAGTCTTGGAGCTTCAAGTTTTCTTTGGTCGGTTGTCTATGCAAAGACAGGCACAATCAACACCTCAGACATTCGAGCAAAAACTGAAATCACTCCGAGCGTACTTGGACTCGATTTCATCAAATCTCTTAATCCAGTTTCCTACAAGTTCAAAGTCGGTGGCAATCAAGTCGACAAGGAAACCGGTGAAGTCACTGCCATCCCTGGCGCTAGAACTCATTTTGGTCTTCTCGCTCAAGAAGTCAAAGCTTCGCTTGATGAGCTGGCACCGGGTCAAGACTTTTCTGGCTGGGTTCTGATGGACATGGATGATCCAGACTCATATCAAGGTCTTCGATATGACTCTTTCATCGCACCAATGATCAAAGCTATTCAAGAACTTTCCGCGAAAGTCAAAGCCCTGGAGGAATCAAATGGATAACGAAATCAGAATTGATGACGTGCTTGCATCATTGCGAGAAATGATCGGCACTCAAGCCCAGGAGATTGCAATCCTTCACGCAACTATTGCAGCAATGAAGTCAACTGAATCATGAGCTCTGAGTACGACGATGCTAGGGAGTTCAAAATAACCACGAAGGAGGTCTGGCGCGACATGCAGGAATTTCGCAACGAAACCCGAGAAGAAGCCTCTGAAGTTCGCCAGCTTCTTTCGAAGATCGATGCAAAGCTCGACGTTGCCCTGGTATCAGTTGAGCACTCAAGCAAAGCGGTCGCAGATCACGAGGCTCGAATCCGCGTCATTGAAAAGGCCGTCTGGCGAGCAGCTGGTGCAGCTGCATTCTTAGGCGGAGTCGCCGGCATCATCGTCAATCAGATCACAAAATAGGAGTCAAAATGCCAACACATAAACTCTGCGCCGCTGGAGTAACACTTAGAAATCAAGTGAATAGCAAGTGGCCAAAGCGCGACAAAGCAAGTGATGGATGGATTGGAAATCTAGCCCATCAAGAGACAAAGTCGGATCACAATCCAGACATGGCAGCCGGTGGAATTGTGAGAGCTATCGACATCGATGCCGACCTAGACGTCACAACTGGCGATCATGCTCTAGCTGAGCAACTAGCCGAAGAGATCCGTCTACACGCAAAGCAACTCGGCGCATCTTCACGCATCTCCTACATCATTTTCCAGGCACAGATCGCATCAGAAAAGGCGGCTTGGTCCTGGCGTCCTTACTCCGGACAGAACGCGCACAACCATCACCTCCACGTCTCCTTCAATACAAAAGGCGACATCGATGGCGCAAAGTTTCCACTTTCAATTCTCAAGCTCAACGTTCTCGGCAAGTAACTTCAACCGAAAGGCAATCATGAAAGCCATCAAGCAATTCGCACATCAAAATCCCGTTCGCGTCGCTGCATTCGTATCTTCGGCAGTGGCATTGATCATCCCTGCATTCATGCCAGAGATTCCAACAGAGGCAGTCGTTGCCTTCGTACTTTCATCTCTTGGACTTGGTGAATATGCGCAACGTGTAGAAAATGTCAAAACAGATGAAGCACTCTTCACCGATCCTTCAGAGGCTATCGAATAGGACACAAAAAAGTCGACGATTCGCTCTACCCTTTTCAGTAACGGAAAGGGCGTTACCAACATGGCGAAAAGTTCATTGCAATCTTCAATCTCGGCACTCGTTGCCAACCCTCCGCTTCGCTCAGGCTATCCCTGCAAAATAGCTGTGATCCTGAGCGAGCTTGAGGGTGAAGACAAGCAAGCATTGATCAACCTCGTCGATCACTCTGGAATTTCAACTGTTGCAATCGCGAAGCTGCTCAACGAGCACAACTACGAGATCAAGTATCAGACAATCGCAAAGCATCGAAAGCGCGCCAATGGCGCTGGCTGTCGCTGCCCGAAAGGCTAGTCGATGAGCTTGAAACAGAGCGCTCAAGCTCTTGTCGATCTCGGCAAAGTCGGATCAGATATTCGCAACAACAACACCCCTGACGCCTGGCGTCCTCGCCTGGAAGTTGACGCCGATGGCGGCTACTTCATTCCAAAGGCTCGCGAAGTTGGCAACCTACCCGACGCAATCGATCTTCTCAAAGAATTCGATCTGAGTCCGGAAGAGTGGAAAGTCACCTCAGTCCGACGATCACGCTGGCAAAAGTACGACGGCGACTGGCTTGAATCAGCTCGGATCTCAATCGCACCAGCTGGCGGATCTGCAACACAATCGACGGCAGATCTTGATCAGCTGATCGATGAGATCAAGAAGTGGCGTCCAACAAAAGGGATCAAAGCTACAACTGGAGATCTCTCTGCGATCTATGCGATCGGCGATACTCAATACGGTAAAGATGCCGGAGACGGATCTGAAGGCACGACTCGACGTGTTCTCTCCGCACTCGATGAAACCGTCAACCGTCACAAAGAATTCACAAAGATTGGCCGACCAATCGGATCAATCATCTTGCCTCAGCTCGGAGATTGCATCGAAGGCTCAACAAGCCAACATGGCAAAGTCCTCGGCAGATCAGATCTGACAGTCACCCAGCAAGTCCGACTCGGTCGCAGACTTTTGATGACATGGGTCAAAGCTTTCGCTCCAATGACAGAGCAGCTCATCATCCCTGTCGTACCTGGCAACCATGACGAAGCTCATCGAATCGTCATCTCAGAGCCCGGCGATTCTTGGCAGATTGAAATCGTTGCAGCTGTGCAAGATGCTTGCGCGGAGAATGACGCACTCGCTCACGTCGAATTCCGTTATCCGGAAAAAGATTTCGGCACTCTTGCAATCAATATTCAAGGACAAATTTTGGGAATGGCTCACGGTCATCAAGCTCGCGATCTAGCAAAATGGTGGCAAGGTCAAGCAACTGGTCGCACTCCGATTGGAGATGCCGACGTACTTCTGAGCGCTCACTATCACCATTTCAAAGCCAATCAAGTTGGTCCCAGATTATGGATTCAAGTGCCAGCAATGGACGGCGGATCTCCTTGGTTTCGCGAACGACAAGGCATCGAATCCCCCACAGGAATCGTCAGCTTTATCATGGGCGATGATTACGATCCACGCCGCGATCTTGCAGTCCTTGCAGGTGAAGCACGTTGATCGAACGCTTCGAAGATTTTCCTCGCGATGGTGAGATCAGTCCGTACATCGATTTCGAGAATCACAAATGATCATCGGTCTGAGTGGATACGCAAGAAGCGGCAAAGACACAGTCGCCTCACTCTTCCCCGATTACCAGCGCAGGGCATTCGCCGATCCAATGCGAGAAGCTTTGCTTCGACTCAATCCCCTGATCTCATCTTCAATGACTGTCCAAGAAGCTGTCGAGATTCACGGCTGGGATACTGCAAAGACTGTCTTTCCGGAGATTCGTCGGTTGCTCCAAGTGTTGGGCACAGAAGTCGGTCGCAACATGATCGATGAAAATGTCTGGGTCAACATCGCAACAAAAGATCTCAACTCAGATGATGACATCGTCTTTGCTGACGTTAGATTTCCGAATGAAGCTCAAGCCATCAAAGAGCTCGGCGGACAGATCTGGCGAATCAATCGTCCAGAGATCAGCGCAATCAACCTTCACAGCTCAGAGTCTTCGATGGATCACTGGCCATTCGATGCCTGGCTAGACAATTCAGGATCAATCGAAGATCTCCAAGCACAAATCGAAACAGCTCTCCTGATCCATAGATTCCACGTCGCTTCTGCGACTGGCTAGAGGCCCTCCCTTCAGGGCTTCCACTTAGCGCCCCACCGTTGGTCCCCCCAACGGTGGGGCGCTTTCGTGTCATTTTCGAGGCTTCTTGTATCGAGGATTCTGGTGAACAGATCTGACTTGATCGACGTCACTCCAATCAACGTCATCAAATAACAAATCAACCGCAGCTCTCTCTTCATCGTTGATGAGATCGGCATATCTCATCGTCACAATCGGCGAAGCGTGGCGCATCAGTCTCGAAGTCACGACGAGATTGCCTCCAGATTTTCGAAGCATCTCGGTTGCGAAGAAGTGTCTGAAGCTGTGAAAGCTCAATCGACTTCCATTCTTGTCGTTGTTGTGCTTGGTCATAACACCAAGACGGCGCATCTCTTGACAAGCTTTGCGACTCAAATAGTTGGGCTGAATGTCGTACAACTTTCCCAGCGTCTTCTTCGATTGAATCAGCTCGACAACTTTGGGATGCGCTGGGACAAGGAGTTCGGTGTTCCCTTTTCCCCTGATTCGAAGCATCCAATTTCCACCATGATTTTCAAGCCAGGATCCTTCAACCATTGAAACCTCGCAAGCTCTCATCCCAGTAAGAGCAGCCAGGGTGAACCATTCCTTCTCTGGCAAGGTTGCTTCTGAAATCAAGTGAAGCACCTGTTCTCGACTCAATGGACGAGGTGATGCTCGATTGACTTTGATCTTGGGCAGACCATCATCTGGTCGGTGAGTCAATGGAATCACGCCCATCATTCGAAGTGAATTGAAAACGCTTCGACATCTTCCAACGTAGGACTCTCGACTGGATTGAGTCTGCGCTCGCAGGACTTGATCCTCAAGATCTTGCAAGAAGATCTCAGACGGGTGCCGATCTCCGCAGACTCTTTTCAGCATCGACCAATCGGACATGAACAAAGTTCGCGCCCAACCGCTGAGCTCGTATCGTCTAGCCAGGAGATCTCCGACCTCCTTGTGCCAGGGCTGGGTTGGCTCCCCTCCCCTTAAATAGATCTCTTCAACACTTGTCATCTCGCAAAAGACCGGATCCCTGCCTCGCAGATAGCTAGTCCGTACTCCTTCACCCCTTGCGACAGGTGAGGCGGAATTGCCGGAAAGTTGCCTCTTTCGTCCTGGCTTCCGCGAAGAAATTTCCAGAACATTGTCGGCGTGTCTTTCCGAACCATTGACATCAATGTCAAGAGTGGAGGTACTATTCATTCTTGGAGGGGCGCTAGTCAAGGGGTTTAACCCAAGACTTTCAAAAGTTGTGAAACTGTTATTCATAGCCGCAGAGCTTGAATTGCTTGATTTCATTGCTTTCCTTTCAACTATTACGTGAGACAACTACATAGTGAGGAAAGTTCACCAAGGCTGTAACCTTGAGAAATGTCGAGTGAGAATTGACCGTTCGGACACGAATGGTCAAATCTTCACGCTCAACATAACGCGTGAACTTCCTTACCATGTAGCTGTTTCACCTTATTGACTAGGGGGAAACGTGCGATTTTCATTGTCCACACTTAACGCAACAAAAGCAATTCTCAACGCACCAAAAGACATCTTTTTTTCTTGGGTCCATGGTCGCCAGGTGGATTCTTCGCCTGAGTGGCAATCACTGATCAAGGAAGAAAAACGATGAGCGTGCCATTTTGGTTCGTCATGACATCGCTGGCGATTGCATCAGGAGCCGCGCTCTTTTCATTCATCTGGAAGTCTGACGAAGACTTCTACGGCATTGATGAATTCAAAGACTTTCAAGAGGCACTCAAAAGAGGCAAGCGATGAGCTGCCCAACATGCAAAAGATCTGACACTTATGTCATCAGCTTCGACAAAGAGTTCACCCTCTTTGGTTGCAACTGCGGCCGAGCCTTTGGCGTCCAGGTGAAACGATGAAGAAGATCATCGGTCACATCGAGGTCCCAGCCGGTGCGGTCATCGAAAGATCGCTGGATGAATCAGTCGCATTCGAACGCGTGATCGCCAATGGTGGCAAGTATCCAGTCAGCCTTGATGCTGATGGCACCTACTACTTTGCCGAAATAGTCGGCACCCGCGTTGAAGCTGGCGAGGTTGCCTTCGTCGATGGCCGTCACCAGATCCGCAAAGACTTTGAGCAGATCCAGGACTACAAAACAGGACTTGGATGCTGGTCAGACTTCTTCAAGATCTCCGATGAGCTATTTCGTGGATTCGACTTTGAGGCAATCGAGGTCAACCAATGACGATCTCACTTCCAACTCCTGAAAGCATTCTTGCCTTCAGCTTTTGCCTGGGTGTTGCTTGCGCAATCTTCGGCGCTCTCTTGGGTCAAGCTTACGAATCGGAAAAGCGCGAAGGCACTCGTGCTCTTCGCAAAGCTCTTCGCTTTGCCTATGAGGAAAGCGATGGCTTGCGAGAGATCATCCGCCACAAAGAGCAGATGGATCGCATCGAATCATTTCCGCTCTTCAACTACGAAGATCACAAATGAGCGCGGCTCGACAGAAGGGCACTCTTGCAGAGACTGCTCTCGTCAAATTCCTTGCCTCTCATGGTTTCCCCCATGCCGAGCGACGCGCACTTCATGGCACAGAAGACAAAGGTGACATCACCGGCACTGTCGGTCTTGCCTGGGAAGTAAAAAATCACAAGACCTATCAGATCCCAGCTTGGGTGAAGGAAGCTCTTGTCGAAGCTCAGAATGCAGAAGCCGACTATGGCCTTCTCGTTATCAAACCCAATCGAGTCGGCGTCGAAAGCGTCGAAGACTGGTGGGTTGTTCTTCCAGTCGGATCAGCTGTGCAGCTATTGAGAGAAGCTGGCTATGGCGATCCAATATGAGCGATTCACCATTTTGGCTTCCAACAATGCCGCACTTCCCAGAAGCTGCGTGCGCAGACATTGAAGACACTGAAATCTTCTTTCAGACCAAAACAAAAGAGATCGAAAAGGTCATCGACCAAGTTCGTGAACTCTGCTTCTCATGTCCTCATCAAAAGGATTGCGTTGAGTACGCAATCGATGAAGAGATCGAATATGGAATCTGGGGCGGATATACAGCTTCACAAAGGAAACGCATGAAACCGAAAAAAATTGTCAAGCACAGATCTGATCTTGGTCAAAAGGCATTCTTGATGAGAGAGGCCGGTGCAACTTTCAGAGAGATTGCAATAGAGCTCGACTGCACCGTCTCAGCTGCACAAAAGGCCGTCAATCGCTTCACCATGGAAGGAGCACAGAGCTGATGAGTTTCTATGCCCAAGTCGTTGCAAGAGTCAGCCTGCTTGTGTTCATCGGTGCAACTTTTGGAATTTTCTTCTCAAACATTGTCAACGAACCTCGCATCGTTGTTGTCTCAACAGTCAAAGAGGTTGCGATGAAATCAGTGGATGCAGATGCAATCGCCAGGGAACTTCTTACGGCTGAGAGCTACAAGTGTCTCAAGCGGATCATCCATCTTGAAAGCAGAGGCAATTCAGAATCAAAGAATTCCGATTCCAGTGCCAGAGGAATCGGCCAGCTTCTCTCCTCCACATATCGCAATCTCGGGATGAGGCATTCGGAGGATGAGAAGTCACAGCTCATCGCACTTCTGGCATATATCGGCAGGAAATACGGCAGCGGCGGTCCTTGTGCGGCGCTGGCCTTTCATTCAAAGCATCACTACTTCTAAAGGGGGAAAGAAAATGACAACAGTCGGAAACGGATTTACGACAGAGCCGCTGGAGCTTCCATCTCCAATCGTCAACTGGCTTGGGCAATACAAGAAGATCCAGCAAGAGATCAAAGATCTGAGCGAAAAGCTCGACATCGCACGAGCTCACATCGAGCTTGCGATGGGTGATGCAGAGATTGGCCTGATTGATGGCAATCCAGTCGTCAAGTGGGGCTTCATTGAAAGCAATCGCTTTGATCAGAAGAAGGCAAAAGAGATCATGACGCCGGAGCAGATTTCCGAGTGCACAGTGGTCCAGCGTGTTCGTCGCTTTGAACCGGTGCGTGAGGCATGAACATCATCACGCAGCTGATCAATCTTCGTCGACTCAATCGCATCGTCTGGGCAATGAATAACGGTCATCACCTGGCTGTTGCCGATTACTTCGGAATCATCTGGGATGACATGAGCGTTGAAGAGCTTGCTCAAGCTTTGCAAGTACGCATCACAGAAGTTCACGCCGCAGTCATTCCAGCTTTATTTCCTAACGTGGTCAACAAATGATTGACGTCCAGGAGCTCGGTTCGGAGATCAGAGGTCGCATCAGTAACGGTGCGGCCAATGCTCCGAGGTCGAAGCAGAAGTCAATCGGTCCGAGCGAGGTTGGTACCCCTTGCATCCGGCGGATCGGTTACAGACTGCTCGAAGTCGAATCCGTCAATCAAGCCGACACCTGGCTGGCGACAATCGGTACGGCGGTGCACAGCTGGCTCGCCACTACCTATGAAGCAGCCAATCAAGCTCTTGGACGAGAACGCTACTTGGTCGAACAACGCGTTCAAGTAGACGAGTCACTAGGCGGATCGGTCGACATATATGACGTCGACCGACGCCTGGTGCTTGACTGGAAAATCGTGGGTGACTCATCACTCAAGAGGTACAAAGCCAATGGTCCTGGTCAGCAATATGAAACCCAAGTCCATCTTTACGGCAAGGGCTTTGCTAACGCTGGCCACCCTGTCGAACATGTCGGAATTGCATTCCTTCCTCGCGGTGGATCACTTCGAGGACTTCACATCTGGACTGCTCCTTATGACGAGAACAAAGCAAAGACAGCGTTGCAACGTCTTGAAGTTGCAAGACAAGTGATCGACACAGCTGGTCTCGATTCACTTTCGTTGCTTCCGGCAGTTGAGAGCTATTGCAACTTCTGCCCGTTCTTCCTTCCAGCATCAACCAATCTTCGCGTCGGTTGCCCCGGCGCGGATGCCTAACCCAACCCAACCCAACAAAAGAAAAGGAAACACCAATGACAACATCACCCTGGGACGATCCGTCCCTTCGCGTCGGAGGCGACTACGTCAAATTCGACAACATCGGCGACTCAGTATCTGGCGTCGTAGTAAATGTCGGGATGCATCGCTGGGATGACGGAAGCGTCTCTCCTCAGATCGTGCTCGACACAGTTGATGGAGAAAAGACCATCACGGCTGGCCAGATTCGCTTGAAGGTTGCACTTGCAGAAAAGCGTCCAGAGATCGACGACACACTCACAATCAAGCTCACTGATATTGAAAAGCGCGCTGGCGGAAAAACGCTTAAGCACTTTGAAGTCACCGTCGTAAAAGCATCAGGCGGATTCACAAAGTCAGCACCAGTGCGCGCAGAAGCTGACGACGTACTTGCAGGAATGGATCCTGAAGTAGTAGCAGCGCTCCAAAAGAAGCTCGGAGCGACACCCTTCTAAGTCTTAGGACTTAGGGCGCGCTCAGTCGTTGGGGAAGGCGAAGAGCGCGAACCGCTGGCAGAAGATGCAATCGACCCGCGAATCGATTTCAGGTGCAACACCTGACAGCGGACAAAAAATAAACGAAAAGAGAGCGAATACATGAATCAAGTTGAGATTGAAAAGGTGTGTCAACTCCTTGTCGATCTGGGCTTCATCGTTGAGTCAATCGACATCGACGCTGAGCGATTCACAATCCGCACAAAACCGACTCGGGAGAATAAATGACAATCGCTACACGACCAGAGCTGCCAACTAACATGCTTCAAGCTGCTCTTGCCTTTGCTGCCAGCGGTTGCTCGGTTGTACCTGCATCGATGAACGGCACCAAAGCTCCGATTAAAGCTTGGAAAGAGTTTCAAACAGAGCGCGCCAACGCGATGCAGATTGCTCACTGGTACAAAGATGGAGGCACAGGCCTCGGAGTTGTCACCGGTAAAGTTTCGGGAAATCTCGAAATGCTCGAGCTCGAAGGTCGCGCAGTATCTGGCGGAATGCTCGATGAGATCAAAGAGATTGCAATCAACTCAGGTCTTGAAGAGATCTGGAAGATCATAAATGCCGGCTACGTTGAGCTCACTCCATCAGGCGGAATTCACTGGCTCTACCGAATTGCAGATGCACCGGTACCAGGCAACACAAAGCTTGCACGACGACCAGGAGAAAACGGTGGCGTCGAGGTCCTTGCAGAAACTCGCGGCGAAGGAGGCTATGTCGTTGTCGCTCCTTCTTACGGACCTGTCCATCCATCCGGCCAACCCTGGATCCAGATTCACGGATCTCCAGCGCTGATTCCAACTATCAGCTTGGATGAACGCGAAGCAATCCATGCAGTCTTTCGCTGTCTCGACTCGATGCCAACGGCGCAGAGTGTCAAAGAAGCAGTCACGGTCAAAAGCGATGGCATCTCTCCAGGTGATGACTACAACAACCGCGCCAACTGGGATGAGCTTCTGCTCCCCCGCAACTGGATCAAGGTCTACACAGCTGGCGGAGTTACATATTGGCGACGACCAGGCAAAGACGTCATCGGTGGCATCAGTGCAACAACTGGCCGCAACGATGGCGACAATCTCTACGTCTTTTCAACATCAACCGAGTTCGAAGCAGAGCGTCCATATTCAAAATTCGCAGCTCTTGCACTTCTCGAACACCAGGGAGATTTCAAAGCTTGCGCAAAAGATCTTCGTCGCAATGGTTACGGAAGCCCATCTCTTGCACCAGCTTCATCACTTGTCGCGGTTGGAGTGCCAGCGACTGCACAAGAGATCGAAGCAATCATCAGTTCAAGCACTGAAGAAGTAACGCCAGAGACTCCCGAAGTCGTTTATGATCAACGCGAACGGACAAGCTGGTGGCCAAAGCCTTTGGATCTTGATAACACTCAAGAGGAGCCAGAGCCGGCATTCCTGGCTCGCGAAGATGGCAAGCGACTTCTCTATCGAAGCAAAGTCAACGCACTCATGGGCGAATCAGAATCGGGCAAGACTTGGATTGCACTCTTTGCAGTCCAGCAAGCGCTCGCAGAAGGTGCTCGAGTTCTCTATCTCGATCTCGAAGACAGCGCTCGCGGAGTTCTTGGACGCTTGCGAGCGCTTGGTTCAATGGATCATCAGCTGGCCAATCTTGTCTATGCCCAGCCAGATGAAGGCATGAGCGCAGAAGCTGCCGCCGATCTTTATGAGTCACTCTCGAATTGGAAGCCAGATCTTGTCATCGTCGATGGAGTCAACGCTGCCATGACATTGCTCGGCCTAGACCTTAACTCCAACACCGATGCAACCAAGTTCTCACAGATGGTCCTTCGTCCTCTTAAAAGAGGCGGAGCGGCAGTGCTAACAATCGACCACGTGCCAAAGTCAAAGGAAAATCGTGGAAATTACGCAATCGGCGCGCAAGCCAAGCGCGCAGACATAGACGGCGTCGCATTCTCGGTCGAGGTCGTCGCGCCATTCGGTCGCGGTCAAAGCGGTGAGCTCAAGCTAACCGTCACCAAGGATCGTCCTGGCCATGTCAGAGCTATCGCAGTGGGTGCAAAGCACGCCGGCATCGCGCACCTTCGCTCCAGTGGAGAAAATAAGGTCCGCCTTGCCATCGTGCCTGTCGGTCACAACGGCACCGGTGCCTTCAGACCGACCCATCTGATGGAGAAGGTATCGAAGCTGCTTGAGGCTGCGCCGTCGCCGTTATCCAAGAACGCCGTCGAAAGTGGCGTTGAGGGAAAGCGCGAGGCAGTCCGAGCCGCTGCCCAGATTCTGATCGTTGAGGGCTATGTCGAGGTCGAAAACGGCAGTCGCAACTCGCTCCTTTTGCGATTCGTCAAGCAATATCGAGAAGCTGAAGACGTCTTGAGTGAGGTCGCTCGCGTCAATTCTGCCTTTGGAGATGACGAAAATGAGCTCTAAAACGACTTCGCCCGACTTCGCCCCGACTTCGCCCCGCGAACTCATCCCAATACCCAACGACTTCGCCCCAACTCTCTCCCCCCTTAAGGGGAGAGGTGGCGAGGTCAGGTTGGGGCCTCAATCGTGACCCTTTTCCAACCCGATCTCTGGGGCGAGGTCAAAGCCTCAATTCCAAGACCTGTGGACAACTTCTACCGTCGTCCCAACGGTGAAGACTTTCCGAGCTATCGCCTGGACGAGTACGCCAATCCTGACCGATGCTGGAAGTGCAAGTCGGCGATCTGGGTCGCACTCTGCCGAACAGGATTTCGGACCGAGCTCGATGATCAGCTGGTAACGCCTCAGCAAGATCTTGACTACTACCTGACTCGGCGAAGGACCTATGAGGTGTTCAAGCTAGGCGATCGATTCATGATCCAGATGCGCTCGCCTCAGATGATCCTTTCCGATCGAGGCGATCGACCAGCTCTGCCAGAGCACAAATGCGACTTCTCCAATATCCGCAAAGAGATTCAACTTCCATGGACAACAACCGAGACAAAAACTGAGACCACTGAGGAGGCTCCCTTCTGATGAACGATCTAGCAACTGCAACCCGATCACTGTGCCAACTGTGCAGCTACCAGATTCCAAGCGAAGGTCTATGCCCGAAATGCTTTGACAAGCTCTACATCCAGATCGAGGATCTTCTCGAGCTGTGGATGCTGGCTCACGGAGAGCTCAATCCCAGCCGAGGCGGAAATAGTGGCGGAGGATCTAGCTCTGAGCCATCTCTGGGAATCAACGTCTCAGCTCTCAACTTCATCGCTGGATCTGACATCATCGGAATTTTGCATGAGTGGGAGAAGGAGATTCGTTCTGAGCGAGGTCTAACTCCCCCGGCGCTATTGAAGAAGGGAAGCGTTGCCCATGAGGTCAAGGCAGCTGTCGAGTTCGCAAAGACTCACCTGGAATGGTCATCAAAGCAACCCTGGATTTCAGATTTTGCCAAAGAGATCAAGGCTCTTCATAGCCAGGGAATGTCAGCTGCCAGGAAGTACGTCATCCACTCCAGGAAAATCGCTTGTCCGGCAGATAACGCCCAGGGCTTGCAGTGCGGCCAATATCTGCCTCTCCAGGATGATGATCTGATGGCGCTTTTCAGCTGCAAAAGATGCGGATCTGAATGGAGCACTTTTCGACTCATAGCTGTTGCAATCGCTCATCCGTACGCAGAATTCTGGCTTGATGCCGAAGCGATCGCTTCCTGGCTATCGATCAGCGAGCGCCGAGTGCACCAGATCGTCAAGACAAACTCCATCGCAAAACGGGGTCAGCTCATCGACGTCAAATCAGTAATTGCAGCTCGAAAGAAAGAGTTCTAGGACAAAATCTTTCATTGAAAATCGTTACACTTTCAGCGTCAGCGGCTTTCATGCACTGATCAAAGCCTCAGCCATTCGCTGGGGCTTTCGTCATTACCAAGGGGGAAATCGATGACAACCATTGCCGCGATTCAAGGTGATGGCTTTGCAGTCATTGCAGCTGATCGACGTGCATCTGATGACGATGGTTTCACCGTCGACATGGTTTCACCAAAGATTTTCAAGAACGGAATCGCTCTTATCGGAGGTGCTGGATCTGTTCGCGGTCTTAACATTTTGGAATTCGGTTGGACAGCTCCTGCTTTTGCACAAAGCAAAACAGTTGAGCACTATCTGACTCAAAAATTCATTCCATCGCTTCGCTCTGCTTTCATCGAAGCTGGCTATGACATGAAAAGTGACAAAGAAGCCGCAGAGCAAGACAACGATCTTGTCATCTGCATCAAGGGACAAGTTTTCATCATTGCCGGAGATTACAGCTGGGATCGATGCTCCAGAGGAATTCATATTGCAGGAAGTGGCGGAAAGTACGCCCTGGGTGCACTAGCTGCTTTGGGTGCTACCGATAAAAAAATCACAACTGAAAAGGCTGAAGCTTTACTTCGCAAGTCAATCGCAATCGCAATGCGTTGGGATGCATATTCTGGCGGAGAAGTAGACGTCTTCACTCAAGAGGCTTGATTGATGGCTTGGGAAGGATCCACTCGCCGAGCAAGACTTCCCAAAGATTGGCATCAACGCCGAAGAGCAGCTCTTGCAAGAGATCAACACAAGTGCCAGATCCTTTCCGAAGAGACTGGATTCATCTGCGCTGAAAAGGCCACTGAGGTCGACCACATTCGACCGGGAGATGATCACAACATGAGCAACCTTCAAGCAATCTGCACCTGGCATCATCTTCGAAAGTCTTCAGCTGAAGGCAACGCAGCAAAAATCAAATTCGCTCCACGCAATCGTCCATCTGAAAAGCACCCCGGCTCACTATGAGAGTCGCAGCTTTCCTCATGTCTTACCCACCAGAGCGCATGGTGGGAGCAGAACTCATGTCGAGCGAATTCCTAGAAGCATTGGTGGACGCCGGTCACGAAGTCACTGTCTACGCAGATCTCATCTCTGAGGCATACGAACGCAACGGCGTCCACGTCAAATCTCGCAAGGATTTCAACAAACTAAAGCGGTCGGCTGATCTGATCTATTCTCATCCTGACCTTGGATCCATTGGGTACATTGTCAGTCAACTGCACCAGATCCCTTATGTCGCAGTCGTTCACAACATTGGATCTCTCAATGCCTGGCACTTAGCTCATCACAAGCCAACACTGACAATCTGGAATTCGGAATCCACCAGGACAGCTCTTAAAGGTGAAGGAGGCCTGGTAGTTCGCTCCCCTATTAAGGTGTCAGACCACAAGGTCAAGCCTGGCAAAGCATTCACCCTGGTAAATCTATGCAAGGACAAGGGTGTCGATACATTCACAGCTCTAGTCAAGCAGCTGGACTTCCCCGCCCTGGCTGTCGCTGGAGGCTATGACGTACAAGAGATCGACCAGGTCAAGAAATCTGGAGCAACCCCCACCCCCCTTGTCCAGTTTTCAGAAATGCCACCCCTAGTCTGGTCACAAACCAAAGTCTTACTGATGCCCAGTGTCTCTGAGTCTTGGGGACGTGTAGGGGTTGAAGCTCTATGCAGTGGCATTCCAGTCGTAGCTCATCCAACACCTGGGCTAAAGGAATCACTGGGCTCAGCTGGAATCTTTATTGATCGAGACGATCACCAAGCTTGGGCTGATGAAGTTTCACAGCTGATGACAGACGATGCTTACTTTGCAGCTGCCAGCAAAAAGGCCAGTGCCCGAGCTCGCTCACTCGAGAAGCAGACAGCTAGTGATCTGGCTTTATTCCGAACCGCTTGTGAAAAGTTAACTCAACCTCAGCTCTAATTTCTAAGCGTGCACCAATCTCACACTCACCTCAACCAATAGGGGTGGGGAGGGACCCCCTGGTAACTGAGCTCTCTACCGAGGCGGCATAGCTCAAGAGATTCTGTATAGGTCTGGCAATTTTTTCGGCAAAACAATTCTTTTGCACAGATATTCACCTCAGATCGACCCTCACACACTCCGCATCGAAAGGAGGCGCTCATGGCAGCTTCAACAGATCTCGTGATCGACCAATTCTCCACATTCCGAACTTCTTTTCGCTGGGAGACCAAGTCCACAGGCGCGGCAGTCAACCTCACTGGATATTCGGCAGCGATGCAGATCCGTCGCACGCCAGCTGACGCCACGGCGCTGATCTCATTGACGACGGCGGCAGGCGGAGGACTCACAATCGAGGGAACAGCCGGTCGCGTCAGAGTCGAAATCACGCCAGCAAAGTCTTCAGCTTTGGCGCCTGGGAAATACGTCTACGACCTGGTCCTGACAGATCTTCAATCAAAGAAGAAGCGCCTCATCGAAGGCGTCGTCCGACTAGATGCAGGAGTAACCCGATGAGTGAAACCGTATCCAGGGAAAACATCGACACAGACATCATCATTGTTGGCCTGGAAGGACCCCAAGGTCCTGCCGGTGCTTCAGCCTACGAAATCGCACGCGCTGCCGGATTCGTTGGCTCCCAACAGGACTGGCTTGACCAGTTCGGAAGCCAGCTAGTCAACACTCACATCGCAGACCCAACTCCGCATCCGGCCTACGACGATCTCCCATCACTAAAAATCCTCTTCGAGAATGGACTCATCTGAAATGTCACTATCCACCAACGTAGTAAATCTCGCCACCCGTGTAGCGACAGAAGTCAAGGCAGTCCGTACCTTGATCAATGGAAACGCGGCAGATCTCTCAGCTTTAACGACATCGGCAAAGGGCAACCTTGTAGCTTCTCTCAACGAGCTCAAGTCTGGTCTTACAGCTCTATCAACTGAGCTCGGCACATACAAGACCTCCAACAATGCTGAGGTCACAACGATCAAAGCCAACATTGCCACAATCAATGGCACTTTGACATCGATTCAAAATGCAATCAACTCTCTTGACGTATCAGCTCAAGTTCTAGCTCTTATCAATGACAACACAACATCGACAACAAAGGTCTGGTCTTCAAGCAAGACCAGCGCAGCTATCACAACAGCTGTCGGCGACGTTGTTGCGATGGCTCCTGGCGCTCTCAATACTCTCAAAGAGCTTGCAACAGCTTTGGGCGATGACGCTAACTTTGCGGGAACAATCACCGGACTCATTTCCGGCAAGGCTGCTCTGGGACACACTCACTCAATTTCAGAGGTTGTCAATCTTCAGGATTCACTTGATTCAAAGGCAACAAACGCAGCTTTGACCTCTTTGGCAACAGCTGTCGGCGATACGACTACCAACTACGCAACTACCTTCGAGGCTGGATTGGCATAACCAATGACCCTGTCACATAACGTCAACGAATTAGCAACGCGGATCGCAACAGAGATCAACTCTGTCCGCGACGAGCTCGCGTCTGCTCCGGGCATTCCCGGTCCGCAGGGCGAAACTGGCCCAGCTGGAATTCCTGGACCCAAAGGTGACAAGGGCGACGCTGGAAACAATGGAGCTCTTGGTGCAACTGGCCCAGCTCCATTCACAATTCTCGGCGAATATAACAATGGAGCTGACTATGGATATGGAGATGCTGTCTACTATCAAGGCGGCACCTACGTTCGAACAGGTAATCCCCTAAATCCAGGCTACCCACCGACTCGAGGAGCTATAAACGCTTCTTGGACTCCGATTGCCGACAAGGGCGACGATGGTTCAACCGGACCAGCCGGAGCCCAAGGTCCGGCAGGATTAAAGGGAGACACCGGACCAGCCGGAGCCCAAGGTCCGGCAGGATTAAAGGGAGACACCGGATCAGCCGGAGCCCAAGGTCCGGCAGGATTAAAGGGAGACACCGGATCAGCCGGAGCCCAAGGTCCGGCAGGATTAAAGGGAGACACCGGATCAGTCGGAGCCCAAGGTCCGGCAGGATTAAAGGGAGACACCGGATCAGTCGGAGCCCAAGGTCCGGCAGGTGCTAAGGGAGACACCGGATCAGTCGGAGCCCAAGGTCCGGCAGGTCCTAAGGGAGACACC